TCGTTGCTCCCTAGTAAGTTGCCACATCCAACCGGCGCACCTGTCCCTGCTGCCGGTAAAGTTTGTCCGCCTCCATCATCAGAATGGACTCGGCATTAATGTCCGCCATCGACGCCAGTTCATTGTCGCCAATCGCACGCAGGTAGTCCGCGAACGCTCCCCGGATCAAATAATTCTGGAACCCCTTCGGGATCTTCACCAAGTCCCACTTGCTGGCCGTGGTCGTGGGCGACTCGGCGGCAGAGGTTGCCGCGTTGGCGTCATACAAGTTGCCGCTGAAATACACCTGGTCGCCGCTGGCGTAGGTGCTGGTGCTGCTCCATACGTCGCCGGTCAGGTTCGGGCGCACGATGCGGTACTCCAGCCAGATCGGCGTGGCGTCGTCACGCAATTGAATGTAGCGGTCAGTGCCGTCATCATAAATTGTCCAAGCCAGCAAGGTCGCCGCAGTCGTCTTGCGCGGGTTCTTGTTCAGGACATTCAGGATCTCCCCGGCGTCACTGGGAAACGGTGCCACCTCCACGCCGTCCGTGTCGGTCACCACCGCACTCACCACCCGACTCACATCCGGCCAATACTCGCCCTCCCAGCAGATCGCCAACCGACCGTCCGCCAGGTCGCGAATGCGCCGGAACTCAGCCGTGGACAGATTGTCGCGGTCCAGCCCAGCCAACTGCGCCACCCCGTTCAACACGCTTGAAAAATTCAGTGTTCTCATTTAATACGCCTCCTGCGGTTGCGCCCCCATCGGCTGAACTCCCCAGCGACCCACCTGTTTATTCTGTTGCTGCTGCATACCCATTTGCAAATTCTGCATGTACTTCTCGAACAACTGCCCGAACAACTCGTTGCCGCCCTGCATGGCCTCCTGCACCCCAGGCGAGGTGCTGGCGATCTCCTGGGCGAACTGCGCCTTGACCGGCGCGGTCGGGTCATTGCTCGCGTCCGTGTAGGTCGCCTCAAGGCCCACCAGCATATTGCCAATGTCGTTCTTCACCTGCTCATAAAGTTTACGGGACGCCCCCACCTGATCCGTCAGAAGCTCGTCCGCACTCTCCGGCGCCACCGCGCGCAGGAGCTTGTCGATCAGCTTGGAGCGATCAATCGTGCCCGACACATCGAGCGGCACAATCGCAGTGGCAATGGTCTGCATCTTTTGTTTCACCAACTCGTTGTCCATTTCCGCAACATTAAATTTCAGGTTGAAATCGAAGCGCACCGCGTCCTGCGTGATCGCCTCGGCAGCCGCCGCACCCGTGATCCGCATGATCTCCTCCGGGGCCATGTACTGAACGCACAAGCGGAATGCGTGCCGGTACACTTCGGAGTAGGAACGCAACCACTCATTCACAATTCTCTGTTGCTTCATCAGGGTCTGCGGTTGCGGAATCTTCGCGTTGGGCCGACCAAAGTAGGCGTCCACCTGGAGGCTGATCATTTCGATCAAACTAAAGGCCGTCTGCGGCGGGCGGGCAGGTGGTTGCAGCCACGCATAGTCGCCCGGCTTCGTTACCGGCAACTGAACGCCCGGCCCGATCTTGTTCGCCAAACCAAGCCGCTTGCTCACCTGCAACGGCGGCAGTGTCTCAAAGCTCGTGGAATCGTAAATGCTGTCACGCTGCGCCTTGATCTCGCCCTGCCAGGTCTTCACGATGGCCGGTATGCCGCGACACTCCACCAACCGCCGCGCCACATGCTCCCGCCGAAACAGCACGAACGGGTACTCGTTGTGCGCGTAGTCGAGCATTTCATGCAGCGCAAATTTCTGCGTGCCGTCAACGCTCTGCATCAGCGGGCAAAACACCGTGTAGTAAATTGAGGGGACGCCGTTGCCATCAAGTTGGCGTGTGTACGCCCACACGATCTCAACGAGGTTGTCGCCCCGGTTGAACTCGCTCACCAAGCCGGTCAAGGTCGTTTGGTCTAGGTAATTGAGGCTCTTGCCAGCAGTGTCCAGTGCCTCCTCCACGAACTCCTTGCTCCAGTTGTCGGTAAGCACCTTCGACCGAAGCTCCACCTCGGTCATGTACTGCCGCCTGAATACCACCCGTGCATCCTGTAAATTGATCGTCTCCGGCGGCACGGTCACCTCCTCGTGCGGCTTGAGCGCCACCACTGCCGGACGGTTCCGGCACAGGTACGCTTCTGGAATCACCGCCGACCCGTCCTCGCGCAACTCCTTGATGATCTTGTTGGCCCGGCGCTTCCTGATGTCGGGAAAGAACTGCATCAGCAATTCCGACGCCTGGTCGGCCCGCGCGGGATCGGCCACGATCATCGGTAACTCGGCCAGGAGACTGCCGGGGTCGCTCTGCTGCGCCACGGCTATCAACTGATCAAGGCTGATCGGCTTGTTGCGCAGGGTCGCCTGCTGATCCCACCCCACGAACATGATGCCCCAGCCATAGGTGCCCACATAGTTCGCCAGCAGTTCACACTCACGCTGCAAATCATTGTGCATCGTCGAGCGCACCCAGCCCATCAGTGTGGAGGCAGCCGCCGAGGGTTCGGTGTCCGTCAGGTCCACCGGGTTCACCCGCAGATCAGCCCGCTGGTGCGCCACACTCAACATGTCCACGCAGTCGCTGATCACCTGGTCCGCCAGATACACCCGGCAGTCGGACGCTCCTTCAAACGGAAAGGCTTGCGTGCCTTCCGGTAAATTTTTTGACCACTTCTTGCCGTCCTCGGACTGGCCCGTCCAGCGCGCGAACCGGGTGTCCTCCGCGTCCCGAATGCTCGTCAGCGTCAACCCCTCATCGAGCGAACGCCGATATTCCGCCACCAGATCGTTTACGTCCGGCGTGCCTTTGTGCTTGGCCAGTTTATCTTCCATTTCTGTATCACTTGTAAACCTTGACCGTCCTGCCCAGGCCGGAGGGGAGGAACCCGTCGCCCATGTAACCCGTCTGGCACTTGCCGTGCGTCTTCACGCGCGCCTCCGGGTTGTCGCGCAGATATTCCTTCTTGAATTGCGAGTCACCCCAGCAATCGTACCCAAGGCGGTTGCCCCAGTAATGATAGGACGCAGTTGGAATGCTCGCGGTCATTTCGCCCAGGCCGTCCACGCGCTGATAGCTCAAGTCGTTGTTTTGGACCGCGATCTCCTTGGCCTCCGTGAAGGCCGCCTCTTGTTGTGAGGAAAGCCTCTGCCCCAGAACCTGAGTCACTTGGTGACCAAGCTCTGCGGGCAGAGACTGAATTGCATGTTCCAGCATCAGCTATGTTTAGCTGCCCAGATCAAACTTGCCGTGTCCCAGCGGGTTGTACACGATCAACGCCGCAATGGCCTCGATCATGCGCGCCTCGCCACCACCCGCGTTGGGCAGTTTAGTGACGGCTGGCAACGAACCGTAACGCAGCTCGATACCGCTCATGTCCAGAACGTGACCATCGGTCGCGGCTGGCATAAAATTGGAATTTGCAATAGCAATAATTCCAAAATCTCCGTCAAAGGTATCAACCGACATGGTCACAGTCTTGCCTTTTTGGGGCGAAAACGTGCGAACCTGAGTGGCTGCAATCTGGTTGCTCGCGTCTGTCACGGAACGTGTTCCAGTTAGCCGATCCGTGAACGCACGCCGAAGGGTACGACCCAAAGGCATGATATAGTTCTTGGTCGAGCCAGTCTCACTGAAGATACTGGACAGGACATCCTGCACAGTCACGTCAGTGATATTGGACGTGGTCGCCGTGGTTTCGATGCTCGCCGTTGGTGTGCGGAAACCGCTCGGCACCTGAAGGACAGAGCCTCCAGACGTGCTGATCCAGGTCGCCAGTCCCTTGGTGAGATACGGGCTGCTGCCGTCATCCAACTGGGCGTCGTTCGCGCTGAGAACGCTCTTCTCAATATCGCGCTTCAACTCGACAATAGCCTTGGCAATTGAACTCGCCAATTCGCCACCACTCCCGACTCCAGCAATATTCGAGATTTCCTGAGCGAGCGTAGAAACACGCACACTGCGGCGGAATATCTGAACATAGTTCTGAACGATAGCGCGCGTAGCGGACTTGTCCTGATAATCGGACGCACCCACATCTGCTCCGTCAACCGTTCCCGTTGTCACGGCAGCACTGTATGCGTCACAAACGTGACTCATCAATGTGTTGCCCGGCTTGCTGCCTTTCTTTGCCGACGATGTCACGACAGTGTCGTGCGCATCGATCAGGCTGATCATGTCCGCGAGATCCTCGCGTCCACCTGCACCTTGTGTTCGTTCTAATGTTAATGCCATTTGGTCCCCCTTAATCCGCAGTTCTTTTCCAAACGTATTTTACACGTCAATTAGGATAAAAAATCTGCGGCTAATACTTGTGCCAAGTCTTCCACATTTCCAGACTCACCGAAGGATTGGCGGGCAGAGGACGAACGGGCGGTCGATGGTTCGACCGGGGCCGGTTCCGCAGTGGGTGCCGTAGGCTGCTTCGGTGCCTTCTTCGGCTTACCCCCCGTGGGTTTCTTCGTCTGCTCGGCTGATAGTCGCATCATCATACCCTGGAGCGTGTCGCCCACGATCACCTGGTAATCAGGGAATCGCTGCAATTCAGGGAACTCGCGCAATAGGCTTTGTGCCGCCTGAAACTCGCTGGACGATTTGTCCTTCCACCAGCGATAAGTTTGCTCGGCGTACTCCTTTTGCTGCGCATGTTCTCCAATCCACCGCTTCCGTTCGGGTATCCACTTCCTGAGCGCCTTGCTCGCACGCTTGCGGGCGTCACGAACCTCATCGGACGTATACTCGATCTCACCGTCCTTGGACTTAATGAACGCTCCGTCCTCGTTGTCGTCGCACCAGTCGAGAATCGCCTCGGCATTATGCTCCTCCCGCTCAATATCCTTGAGCGTAGTGACTTCGGTAAACGGATTATCCGTCCTGGGTACTGCTGCGGGCGGTGGATCACTCGGTGACTCCTCTGCCTCGTCCAGCTTCCCTTGTAGGGCGGCTATCTGTTCGTCGCGCTCCTTAACGCGCTTGGTGAGCTTGTTGATCCGCTTTTGCACTCCGTGCGGCGGATCGTCACTAGCGTCGTTATCAGCCTTTTCCTCCCCGGTTTCCTCCGTGTCGTCGTCGGCAGCCGGTTCGGCCTCTGCTTCAGTTTCTCCTTCTTCAGTCTGAGAAAGAACTTCGCTGTCAGTGCCTTCGTCTTCGGCGGCTTCAGCCTCCGCTTCCTCCGGCGTTTCGTTTTGCGGAACTTCCTCCAGTTCCAATGTTTGTCTCAGTGCGTCGGCCAGGCTGGCCTCGTCACTCACATCCACGGCTTGAGGGCTTTCCGTTTGCCCGCCTTTTTTTGCTTCCATTGCAGTTTGGGTCCGCAAAGTGGACCAATGTTTCCCCAGCGTTTATTTTCAAGGCACGCCAAACGCAGAAACGTCGTGCCGTCATAAATATGACCGCATCGGAAGGCCCATAGGAATGCCGTGACTCACGGCGGGGGCTTAAAGAGCCTTTAGGGGTATTAGAACGAAGCCGTCAGTCGCCAGGCTAATGGCGTCTAACTATTGGAACAGTCCCTATTCGCACATTCGTG